TGCACAATGGCATTCAACTTGAACGGTTTCAACTTCAACCAGTCAGTTGTTGATGCTAACGGAAAAATCGTTCCTACATGGGGCGATGTTCTAAACAGAGCAAACCTTGGTATGGAAGTAATGCATGAAAGAAATGCACACAACTTCCCACTTGATCTAGCATGTGCTGAGTCAACAACAGTTGCTCTAACTGCTCCATCAATCGGATAAATAAGATTGAGACATCGTTCGTGCGGTCTCTACAATCGGAACTTACTGACCTCTATATACTAGGGGTCTTTTTTTATGGTTTCAGTTTATCAATGCTTTGATCCTCTCAAAGTGTGTGCAGTTGGAAGATCATTCCCACCAGAATTTTATAGTAACATAAGCAATATCAAAGTACGTTCTGCAATGGAACGTGTTGCAATAGAGACGGAAGAAGATTATCAAAAACTCATAGCAAAACTCAAAGAGTTTGGTGTCACTGTCATTAGAACTGACGTGTCAGATAATGTTGAAGATTATATGAATGATGGCGTGGTAAGTTCACCTCCACCCATGTGCCCAAGAGATTTCAGTGCAATGGTAGGTAATACTTTTTACATGCCTGGTGATAAGTATGGTGAAAATTTTGATGTCATAAACTTGTACTACAGTATGTTGAATGACAAACCCACATGGAATAAAGGTGAGGTGCAAGAGAAAAGAGAAGCAATTTTAGCACAGTATTTTGAGGATTTATTACTACCAGGTAGATCACTATCACCTCAGGCATCACTTGATATGTTTAGAAAAAGAGAGATGATGAAACATGATGCTTTCTTTTTCATGCAAGGTGTTGACAGAGAGGAATTAGAGAAGGTTATTTTTGCTGCAGAGACAAATACGATAGGATCAAATAATAAATTTCCAAACAATAAAAAATTTTATGCATGGAGCAGCATCGAGAAGTGGTTGAAGATTCACAAGGTTCCAATACAGTATGATCAATATATAAACACTGCATCATTATGGAGAATAGGTAAAGATCTTTTCTTCAATTACGTCAACATTATAAACAAGTTGAATGAGAGATCATTCATGAAGAAGTGGGAGCGTATGTTTCCAGAATATAGAGTGCATGGACTAAGTGTACCTGGTCATGGTGATGGTATTATGCATCCTGTAAAAGAGGGTTTGATTATATCAGTACGTCAGTCAGAAATTTACGAACAAACATTTCCAGATTGGGAGGTTGTGACGGTGGATAATCATTGGAAACAAGTTGAACCTTTTCTAAAAATGAAGGGGAAAAATAAAGGGAGGTGGTGGATAAAGGGTGAAGAGGACAATCAAGACCTTATTGATTATATTGATACATGGTTAGATCATTGGGTCACATACGCAGAGGAGTCTGTATTTGATGTCAACGTATTACCCATAGATGAACAGAATTGTATAGTAAATGGATACAACAAAAAGATATTTGATGCATTCGATAGACATGGTATAACTCCACACATTGTAAACTTCAGACACAGATATTTCTGGGATGGTGGATTACACTGCATCACGAGTGACATACACAGAGAAGGACAGATGAGAGATTTCTTCTAGGCATTTCTTTCGGCTAAGTATATGTTATGATATCGTAACATTGTCTCTAAATAAACCAGAACTTAGGAGGATCATGCATCACAATCTAGTTTCTTATAATGAATTGGCAGGTTCATACGAAGACCCACATAGTATGGAGTTATTGTCAGAGTATTATGAGTGTCTTATTGAATGTAATGATGATCAGCATACATGCAAAAGAATATGCAAGGAGGTCTTGATGTAAGTATAAATACTTGCATGCAAGATAGGAAAGCAGCAAAAAAATTAATAAAGAGAGCGAAGAAACATCCTAGTTTATACTCGACATCGGAGGTAATCTATGCTAAGATGATCAGGAAAACTATAGCAAAGGATGAAACCAAGACAAAAAAAGAGTAGAACTTACTACTATTTCTGGGGTGTTGCAACCATATCGGTTGTCTTAGGACAGTTGTATGTTGGAAATGGTTTCCGTAGAATGGCAGAGTCTAACGATGCTATTTCTGCAGATATAAATTTACTTGTGGAAGTTCTTCTGAAACCCACATCGTATACCCCCAACTGGGAGATGCCAGTCTTACAATGATCATTTGGCATGAGAAATTTGAACATCCTCAAGAGGTTGTCAAACATCTCATTGAAAAATATTCTGATGAAAAATTCCTGAAAGGAGATCCTCCTCATCATGAGTGGGGTCAACATTATACAGGATATCATTTGAATCCTAATACATGGTGGAGTAATCGATTCGGTGCCTCATTAGGTGGTGGATTTGTAGATCAAGAGATCCTAAATCTTTACTTACCATTACTAAAGAGAGTGCTAAAAATTTGTGGATTGAAGGATGAAAAATCAATCTATTCTTTCACAAGTATCTGGGGTCAACTGTACAAGAAAGAGTTGGGTGCTATCATTGATGTACACAACCATTACTCTGGTGATACGAGAGCACTCTTGTCATGGGTTCACTTTGTAAAGGTGCCCAAGCAAAAGTGTTTTTACTTTTACCTTGATGGTAAGAAAGTATATCCAGAAACTCAAAACGATTCTGACATCATCTTCTACCCATCCTATGCAATGCATGGAGTGGATAAAATGACAGAGGGTGACGATAGATTTGTTGTTGTAGGAAACATTTCAAAAATAAAATGAAAGCAGTTCTTTGGTCGAAAGACAATTGTCAATGGTGTGAGAGAGTCAGACAACTCTTTGCTCATTGCAAGATAGAATACCTAGAATACAAACTAGACAAAGACTTCACTCGTAAACAATTCTATGAAGAATTTGAGGAGGGTGCAACCTTTCCACAGGTTCAACTTGATAACAAATACATAGGTGGATGCAAGGACACACTACATTATCTACAGGAAAAGAACCTGATATAGGTTCTATAAATAAAGGAGCAGAACTATTGTTGAGTAAAAAATCTCATCAACCAACGCTGCACAACTGGAGAAAACAAATGGAACAGGCAATCATTGCCTTGAGTGTTATGGTAGGACTACTAACACTCGGTCTTGGAGCAACAATCGGATACCTTATTCGTTGTTATGTGCAAGAGACAACTCCACAATATTCCCATCCAGAAATGTTTGATGCGAATGGGAACCCATTACCCGATGAACTTCTTGCTATAAGATTCGAGGGTGATCTAAAAGACACTGATGATGACTAATTCATGGCAAAATTACCTAACAATCCTTTAGTATCTGAACTATTCAGAGCAGTTCATGGTGCCAAGACTAAAGATAAAAAGATTGATTTATTGAAGGCACACAAACGAGATGATGTCAAAGCACTATTGATTTGGAACTTTGACAAAGGCATAGAGAGTGCAGTTCCAGAGGGAGCAGTGCCATACAAACCAAACGAATCACCAAAAGGAACTGAAGGTCACACAAGATTGGTTCATGAGTGGAGAACACTCTACAACTTTGTGAGAGGTGGTAATGATAAGATCTCCAACATGAGGAGGGAGACTCTACTTATACAATTACTTGAGTCATTAGAGAAAGAGGAAGCAGAGATTGTATGCTTGGTAAAGGATAAAGATTTGCAAAGTAAGTATAGAATCACAAGGAACGTTGTTGAGGAAGCGTATCCAGAAATAAATTGGAGAGACAAATAAATCCATGTCACCTACCCTTTGAGGGTATGACTATAAATGCTCATGGATATTTGACTCACTGTTGTGCATTGCCACATTATCAAGTTATACATGTTGATGATGTGTCTAGTCTTACTGATGCATTCAACAATCACCCTTCATTTATAGAGTTCAGAAACTCAACACCAACACCTTGTCAAGAATGTTTCACAAGGATCAATGGGTTGCTTCCGCAACCCCTTTTTAGTATTAGTAGTGGTAAGATAAGATACTTGGAATTTACATCGAGTAATTTGTGCAATGCAACTTGCTCTATGTGTGGTGAGTTCTCTAGTTCATTGTGGGCAGGTAAAGTAACAAGATTATCTGAGAATGCTTATGATAAGATAATGGATGTGCTCCCTGACGTTGAGAAGTTAGTCATCAAAGGTGGAGAACCACTCGCAGATGTAAGAAACATAAAAATTCTAGAAAGATATTTGAAGGTATCAAATGGCACTGTAGATATTATTACTAATGGATCTCTTTTACCAAAGTGTGTCCTCAATACAAGAGTCAATCTAGGTGTGAGTATCGATGGCACTCATCAATTATATAATTGGATACGAAGCACTGATTGGGATACAGTCATTGATAATATAAAAAAATTTTATCAGTCCACAGGTAATGGTGTAACTGTTCAATCTGTCATCAGTTTATATAATTTTTTCAATATTGAAGACTACCTAAAGTTCTTCAATGATAAACGATATGTAAAAAGAATAGAGATGAATCATTGGGTGCACCATCCTCATCACTCATCAGTGCAATGTTTACCAGAGAAACTTTTGTTACAACAAAGGGAAAAAAATATAAAGATCATGGAAAAATATAATAAAAATTCAAGGTACAGTTTGGTAGATATGTCAAAACTAAAATACAAAAATAAAAAAAACTGTAGTAAGGACAAGTTCTTTCGCAGAGTAAGTGAGATCAATAAGATGAGAGGATTTGATCTTCTTGATGTGGTTCCTGAGATAAAAGAATGGAATGTAACAACCGATACATAATTACTTGCTAAATACTAACAGATATGTTAGCATATCCTTACGTTCATCTCGCAAGAGACGCAAGTAAGTCAGACACGGAACGGATACGTTCATCCCTTCGGGGACGCAAATGTTGACTGAAGGAACGGGGCAAAAATCCCTACTACTTTGGAGAAAACAAATGACAAAGGTCACTTACCGTGGCGTTGAATACGACGCTGAAGAGTACAACGCAAAGGTGCTTGCAGAAGCATCAAAGCGAGACAGACACGATCTAATGTATCGTGGACTCAAGGTCAACAGCAAGGCATCACCTTGCAGCTAATGATAAAGGAGGGTTGACCCCTCCTTTTTTTATGCTATAATTTTGTCATGGATAGAGACAAACTAAAAGTGATAGTCACTGATCTTGAGATGCTATTGTCCGCACTCAAGGCAGAAGTCTACTCAGACACTGAGTCATATAAGTATGATGACATACAACCAGTTGAATTGGATTATGACGAGGAGTTTGAGGGCACATGACGGTAAAACTTATTAGCATCACTCCTGATGCAGAGAAAACTATGGCATACATTGCTAGAGTATCTAATCCTAGCAATCAAAACAATGATAATTACTCAGGTCTACTAAAATATTGTATCAGGCACAATCATTGGTCAGTATTTGAGCAGTCGAGCATGACTCTTGAGATAGAAACAACAAGAGGCATAGCAGCACAGATACTAAGACACAGATCCTTTACATTTCAAGAGTTTAGTCAGAGATATGCCGACACAAATCTTTTAGGAACTATCCCCACACCTGATCTCAGAAGTCAGGACTCTAAAAACAGACAAAATTCTATTGATGATATCCCCAAGAACAAGAAGAAACAACTTCAAAAGATTATTGCATCGTATTTCGCTGAAGGAATTGATCTCTACAATGAACTCATCCGTGAGGGTGTTGCGAAGGAGTGTGCGAGATTTGTTCTCCCATTAGCAACTCCTACAAAATTATACATGACTGGTTCATGTAGGTCTTGGATACACTACATAAGTTTGAGGTCAGCACATGGCACTCAACTTGAACATATGAGAATAGCAGAAGAGGTGAGAGATGTTTTTGTCCAACAGTTCCCTGCTGTTAGTGAGGCACTAGAATGGCAAGGATTGTCGGAATAAATTTAGCAAAGAATGGTTCTCTTGCAATAGTACAAGATGGTCACATAGAATTTTACTTAGAGGAAGAACGTGTCACAAGAATCAAAAGAGATGTCAGTGCGGAAACTCTTGCCGATAAGTATATTGATTCTAGTGTTGATGTTGTTACCATATGTGATTGTTTTACACGATATAATAAAAAAACCTTTAGAGAAAGAACAGAAGCAAAAAATAAGTTACTCAAGATTATCAGATCAAAAGGCATACCTTTTGTAGATTACAGAAAAAGACATCATGATTGTCATGCTGCTAGTGTGTGGTATACAGCACCATTTCATGACTCGGCAGTGCTTGTTATGGATGGTAAAGGATCATATCATGATGGATATTGTGAGGTAGAAAGCATTTATGATAATATGACTCCTATATTCAAACACTATTCAACCTTCTACAGTGAGGAGGAGAGTGCTTTAGAGGGAGAACCACATTGGATAGACGGAAACCTCTATAGTAATAGAACAAGCGTAGGACAGGCATTCAGAAGGGTCTCACGATACTGTGGTTTTGATGAGATAGAAGCAGGTAAGACCATGGGTCTGTCTGCATATGGTAGTGGTGATATCAACCTATTCAATGAAGAGTATGGGCATAGTTTATGCAGCACACAACTCAAACCAGAGGGTAATACAACAGCATATGTCGGTCCTCAAATACCACCAAAAGATCTTGCATATAACCTACAAAAATCTGCTGAAAGACATGCTATATTCATGATCAAAAAAACAGTAGAACTTACAAATAAAAAGAATGTGTGTGTTTCAGGTGGTTTTTTCTTGAATTGTGTGTCAAATTATAGTATACTGAAGAATACAGACGTAAATCTGTACGTAGATCCCATAGCATATGACGGTGGGATTGCAATTGGTTCAGCACTATTAGAATATTATGAACATTTTTGTGACAGATCCAGACCCATCCGTTTCAGCACGGTGCTTGCCTGACAAACACATTGTCAAGATGCCACTTGAAACATGTCAAATGCTTGCTATTGTTTGCTCTGAGAAATGGGGTCATGGTTTTGGCACCATACCTAAGGCAGATGGAACTCCCTATGCCACTGAGAAAGGTGCCTTTCGCAATCACCCATGCACTAAATGGGCAAATGATACTCTAGAAAATGCATGGTGGTTACTCACCCATGGTATTTCATTGTCTTCTGAATACACTCATCGCTATGGCAAAATTCATTCTTGCCATAAATCATTACTAGCAGTGACACACCTTCTACCATCGGCAGACTACACCAAGCACACACCTTTTGTGTTTGCAGGTCCTGACCAGTTCAAGCACGATAAAACTATTGACATTCTTACTGCGTATAAGTATTATATCGCTAGTAAACCATGGGCATCGTCTAACTATCTACGTGACCCATCTCGTAAACCCACTTGGTTATAACCATGACATTTCTTTCTTGTCCTCCAGTTTATTTCTTACCAGAGACATGGACTTGTGAGACACCACTAATACCTCACCTTACACTTGATCCCAATTACACATTTGGTATTTCAATTGCAGTTATCACCATATTACTTGCAGCGTATGGTGTATACAAAGGATTCTTTGACAACAAGGCACTGAAAGATCCTTGGGACGATCACGATGATTGATTCACTATACTTAGGACCTGAATATGATCTGTCTCACCTAGAGGGTGACACTGTAAACACAATGCAAGTTGCTAAACTTATTGAGCAGAAAAAAATTGTGGCAATATTTCAAGGAAGATCTGAAGCAGGACCTAGAGCATTAGGAAATCGATCCATATTGTATGATCCAAGAGATCCTGATGGTAAAGATAGAATCAATCAGGTCAAGAAGAGAGAATCATTTAGACCTTTTGCAGGTAGTGTTCTACTACCTCATGCCCACAAGTGGTTTGACATGGCAGGTTTAGATGAATCTCCCTTCATGATGTATGCTCTTGATGCTTTACCACATTCTTATGATAAGATACCTGCTATTTTACACGTAGATAATACATGCAGAGTACAGACAGTGGCACTCAAAGATAATGTCAATTATTACCAGTTGATTGATTCATTCTATCAACTCACTGATGTACCAATTCTATTCAACACTTCATTCAATCTTGCAGGTGAACCACTTGTGGAGACACCAGAGGATGCTATTGAATGTTTTGAGTGTAGTGAAATAGACTATCTATATTTTCCAGAGGTGCAAAAACTCAGGGGAAAATGACCTTTCAATTTACAAAAACTCCAAAAAAAATCTCCGCAAAATTTTCGGTGCTAGGGTTGAACCTATCAAACAATGGATCTGTTTGTGTGATGAGAGATGGTAAGATAGCATTCTACTTAGAGAGTGAAAGAATAACAAGAAAGAAAAGAGATCATGCCATAAGATCTTTACTCAAGTATGTGCATGACATAGATGCCATAGCGATATCTGATTCATATTGGATCAAGGATTCCAAGACACTGATATCATCACTCGATTTGAATATAGTAAAAAATAAGTTTCCTAATGCAAAGGTATATGATTATAGAAATGAACATCATAAGTGTCATGCAGCATCGGCATTCTACAACTCAGGGTTTGATGATGCAATAGCCATAGTAGTGGATGCAAATGGATCTAAAACAAATGCAGGTATAGAGATAGAAAGTATCTTTGATGCACCATCATGGAGAGTTTTACATAAAAAATATTTCAGTGAAGATGATGTGGGAATAGGTAAACAATATCAACAGACTTGTGTCAATTATGGGTTTGATCCTGAGGATGCAGGTAAAATCATGGGCATGGCAGCGTACGGTAAACCAGAGGCATACTATCTACAAAAAAGGTGGGAGAAAAGATCTTTGGAACTTGCAAAGATGTATCCAAATAGAAATTTGGTGCTCGCAGGTGGTTGCTTTCTAAATTGTGTTGTGAATTATAAGTTACGTAAAGAACTTGATGTAAGTATCCGTGTCATGCCTATCGCACATGATGGTGGCACATCCATAGGAGCAGCATACCTTGCCAACGCTGAAAATTCTTGACGTAAGCACAACTATAGGTTGTAATTTATCATGTAAAGGATGTAATCACTTTAGTAATTATTTTGCACCCACGAGTAGATTAGATACTGATGCACTGATAAAAGATATAGAAACTATCTTACCAAGACTAGATATTCATAGGGTATCTGTCATAGGCGGTGAACCCTTACTAAACCCAAGATGTGAGGAGATTGTAGATGCATGTAGATCACATACTAATTCTTTTGTTTATCTCTATACCAATGGCTTACTGCTCCTACAGAATGAAGGTTGGATCAGAAGAGTTTTAGAAGATCCTAAGGTGTATCTAAGGATAAGTATACACCTCAAGGAAGTGGAAGATATAATAAAGAAATTCAACCACCCTAAGGTACTGGTGACCGAACATCACACTGGTCAGGATAGGTGGTTCAACTCAATCAAGAAGAAAGATGGTAAAGTATATCCATATAACCAAGGTAGGATAGCAAAGAGTTATAAGGTTTGTTCTTGCCCTAATACTCAACTATTCAGAGGTAAGTTGTGGAAGTGTCCAAACACTGCTTTCCTAAGAGAATTACTGTCTGTGACTGAGCAGAGTGATGCTGAAGAGTGGCAAGAATACCTTGTGGATGGATTGCCTGTAGATTGTAGTGACGATGAGTTGACAAAATTTTGTGAGCAGAGTAGACTACCTGATAAAGTATGCAACATGTGCACATCTAAACCTTTACACTTTAGTGCTGCCATACAGGAGCGTGGTAAACGTAATGTTATCATCTCTAAATAAAACACTCGCAACAACACATGCCAACATATCCAATCAAAAATATGAAGACAGGAGAGACCAAAGAGTTACTCATGTCAATGAAAGAGTATGATCAGTGGAGAAAAGATAATCCTGACTGGGATAAAGACTGGTCTCAAGGTGCAGCAGGGACAGTCAGTGGCACAGGAGACGTGTACAGTAGAACAGATGGAGGATGGAATGAAGTGCTATCAAAAGTAGCACAAGTACCAGGTTCAAGAGTCAAACCACAAAAAACTACACACTTCTAATGCCACGTAAAAAGAAAATGTCGATCAGTGTAGGTGCTGGTATGACTGCGAAACAAATGAGAAGGAAGAAGCCATATAATTCTGACATGATGGTTGATGTACAACCTCTTACACCTAACCAGAAGCATGCCTTTGCATCATACCAAGAGGGTAAGAACCTCTTCTTATATGGTGCAGCAGGTACAGGAAAGACTTTCATCACCTTGTATCAGGCACTGAAAGAGGTGCTAGATCCTGTCACACCATATCAGAAGGTAGTCTTAGTAAGATCACTTGTGTCTACAAGAGAGATAGGATTCCTACCTGGTGATCATGAGGACAAGGCAGCATTATACCAGATACCATACAAAAATATGGTCAAGTATATGTTTGAGTTGGCATCAGACAATGAGTTTGAAATGCTGTGGGGTAATTTGAAGGCACAGGAAAGTGTAACCTTCTGGTCTACCTCATTCATCAGGGGCACAACACTTGATAATTCAATTGTTATTGTGGATGAATCACAAAACTTGAATTTTCATGAGTTAGATAGTATAATAACAAGAGTAGGTGAAGACACCAAGATTATGTTCTGTGGTGACGTTGCACAAACTGATTTGATAAAGACAAACGAGAAGAATGGT